CGATCTCAGCCTTCTTTGAACCATCTCTGTATTCAAGAATAACTGCTTCGCTGTTGAAGATATCTGTATTTTCATTGGTTGGGAAGTAACGGTCACGCAAGAAAGATGATGCTTTCTTCATGTTTTCTACCGCACTAAGTAATGTTAATGTCTTTGTGTAATCCATTATTGACCTCCTTATGCTTCTACTGCATCTTCTAAGATAATTCCAACGTCACGCAAATTTGCTACGTCAGTTGCTGAGATTGTGTACTCATCTGCTACGATTAGCTGATTCTTAGCAAATACGCCAGTCTTGTAAACAGCTCCTACTGCTGCCGCTTCGCTAGCGTCAACATCTTCTGCTGCAATCCAGCTTGCTGTAACTGTTTGTCCTTCTCCGGCTGTGGCTAACAACTTGCCGTTCTGGTCAATGATTGAACCAGCCTTAATAGTTTGTCCTGAAGCAAATTCAATGCTTCCAACCTCACCCGGTTTGATGATATAACCATCATAAGTAACGGTTGCTAACTTTTCGTTTAATGCTGCCATCTTGGTTCCTCCTTTACTTCAATACGTTCATGCTGTCGAGCACGTTCATAACAGTAGCTTCTGTGTCATCCTCTTCTGTAGAAGTATTTCCGCTGTTTGGAACAGCTTCAACATCTCCTGTGTGAGAAGCCTGAACATCTTCTGTGTTTGAGTTTAAGAACTTATCTCCAAGTTCTTTGTCTGCCTTAGCCTGCTGCTGCATAGCTTTGAATGCCAACTCTTTAGCATCCATCGGCTCTTCATACTTTGCCTTGTTTACAAGGTCTTTGTCTGCGATTGTCGCTTCGATTGATTCAATATTCTGAATACGTTCTCTCTCTGCTTTGACCGCCTCTGCAGCCTCGTTTGATACTGACTGCAAAGTTTCTTCCTGCACCTGCTGAACAAGGTCAGGATGCTGCTCTTTAAATTCGTCAAGAGTCATGTTCGTTTCCTCCTTTGTAGGGTTTATATTTCCATCTGACTTTGCATCAGTATGGTTTAGGGTGGGATCCTCGACCGTTCCGCTAGGAATCATGCCGAAGCGTTTTGCGTTCATCGGAACGCCATTACACATGAAGAATCGATGGTCTGCGCTTGCCACCATAGCAACCTCTCCTTCGATAACTTCATCAGCGAAGCCGTTGTCGATAACTTCCTGGCCTGTCATCCATGTGGTCTTTTCAACCATCTTTCTTAGCTTTGTCTCATTGATACCGGTTCTTTCTGCATATACGCCAATTACCTGGTTGTCTGCTGCCGTTATCATGTCTCTTACCTTGTCAAGTTCCTGGCCATTGTAGTAGTCATATAGGAGCACTGACGCGCCGTGAATCATCATCTGAGCTGACTTGTATACCTGTCTGGTTGTGCCTGCCTGAGCAATGATCGACGCTGCCGAAGCTGCAAGGCCATCAACGATAGTTGTCACATTGTTTAACTCCTTCAATCTGTTGTAGATTGTTATTCCGGCTTCTAAGTCTCCGCCCGGTGAGTTAATTCGAACGGTTACGCTATCCGCAGTCTTTAGGTCTTCCAAATCTTTCAAAAAATCTGCCAAGACGATGTAAAGACCTTCGATTTTCTCTCCCGTCCACCAGTCCACAGGGACTGTCTCTACAACTTCACCATACATTTCAATAGTAGCGTTGTTGTTTTCATCCCTTAGGATGTTGTATGGACGGAGGTTTTTTCTAATGTTCATTGGCTTTGGCATTTTTTACCTCCTCTGCTATTGCTTCTTTTATGCAATTCCTGATTTGTTGTTTCGTGAAATTTTGCACCGGTGCAATTTCCTCTTTTTTGAACACTTCTGCTTTTCGCTCGTTTTCTCGCTCCAGCTGATTCATATTTGCGTTCCAATCTCCACCGCTCAACTTGATAGTGGCGTCCTCGTTTGTGGTAAATCCCTCTCCGATTGCCATAATTTCCGCTGTGATTTCTTTCACCGGATCCAGCTGGCCTTGTGATGGTCCAACCCATTCTGCTCCCAACCATGCTTTCTGTATCATTGGATCAGCAAAAAATCCCGGCGCTTTTATTCTTCCAAGAGCTACCGCTTCTGAAAGCCACAGTTTATATACCGGATTACAAAAATCTGAAGTGAACCAATTTCTATACATCCGGAACGATTTCCAAGCCTCTAACAGTGCTGCTCTTGATGCGCTATAACTTGAATTGAACTCTTTGAGCACCAGTTCTGATGGTATTTCTAAAGCACTTCCAATCTGAATACTGATTGAGTGTACAAATCCATCGAATCCAGAGGCAGGTCTCTTAGGGTCTGCCAATTCGATGCTTTCGCCCGGATTCATGACATTAATTTGACCAGGTCCCATCTCGTATTCATTAGGATCGTAGCTGACCGGCTCCGCCCCATCTTGACCAACTTCATTCATTGGCATCATGCTAGGGTCTACCTCTGTATGTATGAATGCTGTAAAAAAGCTATCAACTAAAGCAGCTGTCAGTTCTGATTCTGTATATCTTCTGATTTGCAGAAGCGATTCAATAACCGGCGCCAAATAAGATACACCTCTGTACTGCTCTGGTCTTTCGGAGTTCATGACGTGAATTACATTTGGTAGCCCAGTGTTTTCTCCGTAAGCAGGTACTCTGGTCCACTTCTCGCCTTCTATGCCAGCATATTGATATGGATGATGGCTTCTAATGTGGTAAGCAACTATCTTTCCATTTTTGTTGACCTCTACACCATCGTGGATTTTGTTTCCATTCTTTTCATTTTTGCCCTCAGTAAAGGTGACTGTTTGTCCGGAATACTGTCCCGGCGTAGCAACTCTATCTGCTTCTAAGATATGAAGTCTCAATCCGTATGGAAGAAATTTTGTTCTTTTTTCCTCCTGTCTTAAGGCAAATACATCTCCAGAAACTAGCCATGACATGAATGCCAACTGTTGCAATCCGTAAAAATCATTAACTCCCGTAGAATCGCAAGCGTTTTTATCCGAAGCCCAGAGTTCAAATTCTGCTTTTACGTGTTTTTCCCACGCTTCAGCCTCTTCTGCGGATAAGTTTAGAATGTCCCTATTTACCTTAGGATTGAGTTTTAACCCTAATCCAATGGTATTTGTTCGGCTCGTCTTTATTGCGCTTGTCGCAATTGGCGCAGACATATAAAGCATCCTTGCTCTTTGGCGCAGCGTATAATTGTTTGCGTCTATATCTTCAATAGGGCTCTGCGATGATGCTACAAATCCCTTCAACGATCTCTTTGAGTGTGAAGCTCCTGCATCTCCGTAGCCCATGTTGACTGGCTTATATTTTTCTTTTGCACTTGGAGTTTTCTTCTCTTCCACCGTTTCACCTCCTTCTTTTCAAAATAAAAAGGCTGTCGCTAACATGATTCAAGGGGGACTAGCAACAGCCCTATGATAAAGCCTATCGGCTGAATCACCTGTTAAAAGTCTCTTGGAATCACTGCCACAGCTTTTCTCGGTCTTTTCCCTGTTTCCAAGCCCTCCAGCTCGGCAATTTCATCCTCTAACGTGTCAATCATCTGCTTAATTTCGCTCAAGTTTGCTCTTGTAAGTGACCTTGAGCCTAATGTGTACGACTGAGCTCCTCCTAATATCTGCTCTTCCGCTGTGTAATACAGCTCTAATCGAGCTTTCTTTTTTTCTATTTTTTCTGCTATTGTCATTACCAGTCCTCCTGATAAACTCTTTTTTTCTGCTTTTTAAAAGCCTTTTTTTGTGTTTTTTCCACATTTTCAGGCTTTTTATCGTGTAATTTGGCGTATAATGCATCATAATTTGGACTCAATGCGGTAACTGCTGCCAATGCATAATTTCTGCAATCCAAAGGCTCGTTCCGTTGGTGTCCCGGCAGTTTCTCCCAAGTCCACTTTTTGCCCTTTAACGTCAGTTTTTCTGACAATAGACCATTGAAAAAGACCACATCGTAGCCTCTCCCTTTTGGAAAGTGGCAATATCTCGCTCCTGGTTCTTGTACTTTCAGTGAGCTCATGATCTTTGCCTTTCCGGAATCAAC